TTGTGCTATACCACCATATCTTGTATGTATAATTGTGGCAAATCTCAGCAAAAGCGTCAAAGGAACGATCTCTGAATTAAAAGCCATCACAAAATTGACACAAAATGGCTACTGGGTTGCCAAATCTTTAGACCCACAATGTCCTTTTGATATTGTAGCAGTTTCAAAATGTGGTAAAATAAACTTGATTGACGTAAAAACAATTTCCTATCGGAAATCAAGACAGAAAATCAATCGCACTCCAACAAAGAAACAAAAAACATTAAAAATTAAATTAATGATGATGGATTATAATAAATGAAAATATCTGAAAACACAGCCGTTTCAATGCCGATGCGTAATTTATTATCAATCATCGGAGCCGTTTGTGTAGGAGTTTGGTTCGCCTTTGGTGTAATTGAACGACTGAATAATATTGAAACCCAACAAACATTAATAGAAAAAGATTTAGAAAAAGCTGTTGAGTTTTCTATTAAATGGCCCAGAGGAGATTTGGGTTCTTTACCAGCCGATAGCGAACAGTTCATGTTAATCGAACACATGGCAGGACAAATAGAAAAAATACAAGAAGCTATTGAAGAAGGGATGCACAACAAAGTTAATATAGATTTTTTAAAAGAACAAATGACCAAAATACAGGCGGATGTAGAAAAATTAAAAGATGGTTTAAGACAAGCTAATGGCAATCACAAATGACAAAGCCTGTAAGAAAATTAATTGTTAGATTAAGAATGTGGTACGCTACCATTATGGGACACAAAGGTAAACGCTGGAATTACGAACCGTCAGAGCATTACCTTGGCAGGAGAAAGAAATGAAAGAATGTTTATTAAAGGTAACACAGAAAATTACTACTTGGCACTTACAACTGTTTAAGTATCTAACGATTAAATCTAAAACTAGCATGCTCTTTACTTGGCTTTTAGTTTTCATTTGTTTGTATGAAATTTTTGAACATATTATTATACCTATCTTTTTAATCTGGTGGGGATTTAGATGATTGAAACAGTATTTGCACTACTCATGTTTATTGACCATGAGATTAAAGAACATCGAATTCAAGACTCTTTAAGTACCTGCTTAAAACATAAACGTATTGCAGAAAGAAGTGTATCTAACAACGTACTATATAAATGTATTAAATCACAAGCAGAACTAGAAAAAAATATAGATGGATCTATAACAATTAAGAAGCTAATACTAAAATAATGAGTAATTTTCCTTGGGACAAACAACTAATAGCAATGTTTATTTTTATTACATTGTTTTTAATTATAACAATGATATTTACCTAAAGTGGCAACTTTAAAATTAATTATGGCCTTATTGATGGGCATGGTTATTGGCACTATTATTGGCTTTTGTATTTATCATTATTTTTTTATGGATAAGTTTAGCTGTTGTGGTGTATATGGATAGGTATGGAAAGATTTTGTAAAAAATGTAAACACTTATGTCATTGTATAGAGGCAGACCATGAGGGCTGTAAATGCAGCGGCTGTGATTGTAGTTATAGTCAATATTTTAAACATCAAGATAGAGAAGAAGATTTAAGTTATGAAAATAATGGGAACAACAAAAATGAAAAAAAATGACTTACAAGCTATTTATGACAAGGTTTTTCAAGAAGCTATGATGCTTACTGTGGATTATGACCCACAAAAAATTGCCGCTACTTATATGGCTATTGCTTGTCGAATTTACAAAACCGTTCTGGAAGACGATGAATATGATTTAATGATGGAGATGATTCATAAAACTCCTATTAAACCTTACAAACAACCAACACTTCATTAATTATGATGCAAATTATTATGGCTTTAATGCTTATGCAAAATGTGAGTTCCTTTTCTACCACTGAATCACCTGCTTTTGATAGTATTAATAAAATACAAAAGACACTAAAAGTGGTAAGAATAGTAAACGGATTAAAATAATATGAAAAAAATACTTCTTATTTTTATATTTCTTATCCTTTCAGGGTGTGCGGTAGGCCAAAAGTGTACCTACACTCAGGATGGGACTAAGATTTCTTCATGGGTATGGTTCTTTAATGGGGACAAACCTATTGATGTAGATAAAAACAACTGTAATTAATTATTACAACATAGGGGGACTTATGAAGTGGTTGAAAAAACTATGGCAAAAGTTTGCCGATTGGTTATTCAAGGATATGTATAAATAATTTATGTGGTTAAACATTGCAGCAAAATTAGTACCAGGTATCATTAAGACAGGCATGTCTATTGCATCCAACAGAAGAAAAACAAAAGAATTAGAATCTGTTGCAGAATTAAAATTGGCTGAACGAATGGCAAATGGACAGGTTGAATTTAAAAAAGCCGTTATTGATTCACACAGGGGAGACTGGAAAGACGAATTTTGCCTTGTCTTAATTTCGATTCCTTTGCTATTATTAGCTTGGTCTGTGTTTAGCGATGATCCAAACATACAGGCAAAAATAGATATTTTTTTTGATAAGTTTTCAAACCTACCTATGTTTTATCAGGCTCTTGTAGTTGGAGCTTTCAGTACGATACTGGGTATTAAGGGTGTTTCTACTTTTAAAAAAAAATAATCTATGTCTGATACTTCACATGAACTCATTGTTGAGTATAAAGAGCAAATAAGAATCCTTAAACAGGAAGTTGCAGAACTTCAGGATGCTGGTAAAAGCAAGGACAGTGCCAACAAAAGATGTTTACAGAAATTAGAATATGCTGACGAAGATTTAGTGAAGGCGACTAATAAAATTAAGGAATTGGAAAAGAAGCTCAAGGAAACCAAGAAAACAGATAAGATGCCGACTGACCATATATGATAAAAAATGAAAATAATACTATTAATGGTTATATGCTTTGCCACTCATGGTACTTGCGAACCTTCCCTCCAAAAAAATACTACCTTTGGAGATTGGGATAGCTGTATGCGTCAAGGTTATATAGATTCTTTGCAAGCGTTGGATTTAATGGGTAATGATTACGTTAATGAAAATAAGGTGTATGTTAAATTTTATTGCAAGGAAATCCAAAAAAAAGAAACTCATTTATAATAATGTTGTTAAGTAAAAATTTTAGCTTAAAAGAACTAACCCAATCCCAAACAGCATTAAAAAATAATATTGATAACGAACCCAACGGATCACAAATCTATAATCTTAAATTGCTTTGTTCCAATATTCTACAACCATTAAGGGATTACTACGAATCTCCTATCAAAATTACCTCTGGCTATCGTAGCAAAACATTGTGTGAGCTGATTAAATCTTCCTCAACCTCCCAACATTGTGCCAATAATGGAGCCGCAGCCGATTTTGAAATACCTGGAATAGACAATAAAAATGTCGGAAGCCATATAAAAAACAATTTTAATTTTGACCAACTGATACTTGAATATTATGACGAAAGTGATATTAATTCAGGATGGATTCATTGTTCATTTAAAAGTGCTAACAATAGAAAAGAATCCTTAATGAAAGATAACGAAGGTTATCATCAATGGAAATAACATGACAAAAAAAAAGAAAAAAAACAAAGGCAAAAAAAAGAAGAATAAAAAAGGCAAGAAAAAAAGATAATTAGTATATAGCCGTTCTACTTTTTAATGTTTAAAAAAAAGAAAACAAAAAAAACCTGGTCTTCCTCTGCAAGACGAAGACAAGAAAGAATAAGAATTGTTGGAGATTGTCTTTATTGTAAGAAGGAAATTACTAGCGATATGTCGTTTGTGATTTTTGCAACACACAAACCATCGCATTATTCTTGTTATAAAACAGAGACAGAAAAAGAACAAAATGCCCAAAGTCGGTAGAAAACATTTTTCATATTCAAAAGCAGGAAAGAAAGCTGCTAAACGGTATGCTAAAAAAACAGGAAAAAAAGTTACCCATAAAAAAAGGTACGCCTAATCCTGTTGCAAAAAACCTGAGAAGCCCACAATATCAATCTCAAATCATACCCTCAAAAAAAGTTTATAATCGTAAAAAGATTAACAAAACTGCGGATTAGGTGTAATCATTATGATATGGTTGGGTATGGAAGGTGGGTTTATATTAAGGGTTGTAAATTAAAAACAATTCTAATATATTAAAGGTCTATCATTTTACACTTCTCAGGCTAGTCAGTTGACCTATTCTTGGTTCTGACTAGCCCTACTTATTCTTATTGTTTATTTACCAGTTTATTAACTGCTACTAACGGCAGATTCAAATGGTCGGTAATTTCACCATAAGAATTAGGGTTGGGATAATGCTTTTCATTCTTGTGTTGATTGTTCACATGAATTTCTGGTTCATTATCATTATAAGAAAGCTGACTTGTAAAAGTTTCGTAATCAAATCCTTCGTAGAAAAAAGAAACAGGAACTTTTAAAAGTTTAGCCACCTCACCTAAAACAAAACCACTCATTCCATTGGTTCCTTTTTCGTACTTTTGTATTTGCTGAAATGTTTTGTTTACGGAATTTCCAACTTTTGTTTGCGTAAGTCTCAGTTGTATTCTTTTGTTTCTTAACTTCTTACCTGCATGACTATCAAATGCAAATTTATCTTTTCGGTTGGTCGGCATAAAGACAATACTCCTTTCTAGTTGTTCACAACCATATATATTTTATCCACACAACTTATTAATAAATTATGTCGTAATTGTGTCTTGCTTTGCTTTTTCTAGTTGAAGATCATCGGCAATCTTTATGATTGCATTTTGTTTTTTAAAAACCCAGCTTTTGTATTTATACATCAGCTTGGTTTGTTTCTGTACCTGACCCTCAAGCTCCCTTACCTTCTTTGGATCGTACTCCATCTGCCTCATCCTCCTTTAACAACTTCACTGTGGAAGACATGAATCTTTGATGGGTAATTTCCTTTACCCTTGACTTGTCGGAGGCTAGAAATTGTTTAGCGGCTAATTCAAGGCTATCAAAGTCTTGCTCCATTATTACCGTCATCTCATAGTTCCACAACTTTTTACACTTTTTCATAATTACAACTTATAGTAATTATTGACTTTCAACTTACCTTCTTTAGCAAGATTGTTCAAGCTATATTTCCTCATAAAATAATTGTGAGATTCAACCAACCCTAGTTGTTCAGCTTGTTTTAAAAGTATTCCTATCCTTTGTTTAGAAACATGAAGGGATTTTCCTATTTCATTGAGCTTAGGATAAGCCTCATGTTCTTTGTAGTATTTGGCCATAAAGGTCAGTATTCTCTTAATTTGTGGGCTATAAAAAACCTTTCCATTATTTGACATCTTTATAATCCTCCTCATGTTTCATCATCATTTCTAACAATTTTGAATATCCAGCAATATCTTTAAAGGTGTCTTCTTTATAAAGAGTTTGTTTTGTTCCGTCATCAACAGTTCTGGTTAATTTTAATACAATCATAAGCTGTGGTACAATGGAAGTGGGGACTTTTAGGTGTTGCTTATTAATCGCCTCTAGGGTGTGTTTAATAAACCCTGCCACAATATGAGCATTATTGCCAAAGTTGCCATATTCTTTTCCTTTATCATCTAGCATTTGTTTAATCATTTTTTCGCCCACATTGGGATTGAAAAATTTTATATTATCTCTTGTCATTTATTTTTGTAAAGCCCTCCTTAATTTCTTAACTGTTTCTAACATTTCCGCCTGATGATTTTCTTTCATCCAATCTTTATCTTTTTTTAATTTTAAAATTTCTTCTTCTAATTCAGAAATTCTAAAACTTAACCTTTTATTTTTATCCATTAACACTTCGTATCTTTTTTTTAGATTAATCATTTTCAGTTCCTTTGATTGTTATTTGAAATTCTCTTTTAACCTCTAAATTTGGGTGTAGAAATATATGAACATCTAAATCTAGTGTTTTCGCAATTCGGTTTAAACTCTCTAAACCTATATTTCTTTTTCCATTGAGTAATCTATGACAATAGGCACGATCCCATCTCATTATTTTAGCTAGTTCTCTATAATTAATTCCTTTAACTTTTAATATTTTTTGTACATTACTTATAACTCTTTGTTTTATTTCACTCATTATATATATTCTCCATTTCTTTTTTGAATCGTTTTCCAAGAGGTGTAAAAGTAAAGTTTTTAAATCTTCTGTCCAACATATTTTCATAAAGTTTTATTAGTCCTAATCTAACAAGACTATTTGACACCCTACTCATGGATGCCGTATTAATATCATGCTGATAAGTTGGATAGAATTTTTTATAAATACCACCAATAGTTTCACCGTCATATTTACACATTAAATAAAAAATCATTAAACTTCTTAAATGTATTCCATTTTGATGCTGCCTTTTTTGCTTGGCTAACATTTCAAAATCCGATGATATTTTAATAAAATTCATTGTACCC